CGCAACTGTTCACGATCAGCAAGGGTTGTGATCGTCGCTGTGCCCCGCAGCGCGGTACGGGCCTCGTCAAACCCAACGAGCATGCGGCCGGGTTCTTCAACATTGAAAGTGTCTTCAAACTTTTCAGTAGCAGAACCCAACGTGCCACCCGTCGCACTACCGATCAGGTAATGTCTACCGACTTGGGTAGCAAGATAGTCAAAATCGTAAACACCAGTCGTCGAGTTAACAATCGTGGGTGTGGCCGTTGATCCATCCGGCAAGGTGATCGTGACAACCACAGAACCAGCGTTCGCCGGCACATCAAACTGATCCTTGACCGTGTGACGGTATTGGTAGGTTTCGCCCTGCTCGAGCGGAGCGCTCATCCAAAAACCTCCGACTCAAACAGGGCAAACCTACATTTATTTAGTTGTACTTACTTTTGACGCAGGAACGTAGCCGTTCCATCCGCCACTGTCGAACCAACCGCCGGCGGCGTCGGATCAGAAGCGCCAGTCGTCCCAGCAACAGTCACAATGTACTTCTTACCATCAGTCACCTGAATCTCCTGATTCAACGTGACCGCAGCCGAAATCGGACGCAACGTGCGACGCAACGACCGACCCAAAGAATCAACCGTTGATGTCGTCGCCCGCCCCAAATAATCAAGCGAGTTCACGGTAGGCGCCTGCAAATCCCGGCCCAAATAGTCCTCGCGAAGGCTAGTGGTAGCCATTCAAAACCACCTACTTCTTATCAGACTGGCTGGACTTTTCAGACTGGCTGGCCGACTTCTTCTCATCCTCAACAACCGGCGACGCGGGACGCACCACAACCGGCTTACCCTCAGCCTGCGCCTGCGCAACCTTGATTGAGTTTTCGGCGTTCGCCGCAGCTTCAGCATTCCCAGCGTCAGCGTCAGCCTTCAGCTGGGCGAGCTGTGCCTTCGCCTCATCAGTCTTCGGCTTCACCTCGCCAAGCTTGGAGTTGTCGATGGAACCGGTTACGGTGCCGTCTTCACTAATCTGCATGATGATTCCTTTCTTTTAGACCTTGGGGCTGGCTGCAGTTACGGTAGCCTGGCCTGCCCTTGCGGGCTTCCCCTGGACCAGCCCCCAGACACTCACCAATCAGGCGAGGTTGACGATCCGCTGCACGCCGTTGGTCTCAATAAGCATCGGCGTAAAGTACCCGGCATAGGCAACCTGAACGCCAAGCACAGACGGCTCAGTCACCTGCAAGGCGCCAACCCGCTGCTCATAAACCTCAATCGCAGCAGTCGACAACAGCGAACCATAATGGTTCGCAACCGTCGGATAGCCAGGCGAGCACACAACCGGAATACCCGAAATGTTGCCCAGAATCCCGGAACCGAACTGGCCGGCCTCAAACCCAGCAGACTGCGCATTCGTCGGATTCACCGGCGAGAACACGCCACCCCAGTTACCAAGCCTGGACGGAGGCACAACCAACACCAAACGGCCAACACCCTTAACCGCCGAATACACGTTCGCTGCGGCAGTCCACAGACCAGCCGCCAACTCAGCAGCAGTCGGCGTGCCACCAGAAGCGGTCGTCAACTCAACATTGTTCGCCTGAGTCTGAATCAGAGTGCCAAGCACAGCCTCAGTCTGAATCGCATACTGCGAAGCAAGATCCTGAACAACAACATCCAACATGTTCGGGCTGGAGAAATCGATGTTCTGGCGGGACACGTTCACATAGCCGCCATACGTGACAGCGTTACCAGTCAGCCGGGTAATCGTCATCTTCTGCGAAGACAGCTCAGACTTCTCATCCGCAGCCGCACCAGCAGAACCCTGAACACCAACAGTCGTGCGCTGCGTCACCTTCGGCCGATACCAAGTAGCCGACGGCAAATCCCGCGGGCCCAAGAAAGCTACAGCCGGACGGGCAGCATCAATAAAGTTGACAACATCACCAATAATCGGATCAGGCACCACGCCAAGGTTGTCCGAAGTCTTCTGATGCGCCGCGGCGCGCTGGAACACCTCAAGACGCTCCATAGCATCCCTGCTCCCAGTTGACGCGGCAATGTAGTCCACCAGATAAGCGCCAGTGGAGCGGTACTCAACCGGACCATTGTCAACCTGATTGCGGAGACGGTCGAACTCGCGATGCACATCAGCGGCACGCTGACGGGCCTGCGTGGTCCGCGACCGAGACTCATACAGATGATTCAGTTGCTCTTCACACGCGCCGATCCGGTCCCGAGCATTCCGGGTTATTTCCTTCTCGGTGTCAGTGAGGTCACGATCCTGGTCCTGAGCGCCAGCAATGGTGCCCTCAATAAGCGCCGAACGCTCTTCAATCTCACGCTCAAGACGCTCAATCATGGCGTCGCTGTGAGTGCCGTTAGGCATAGATAACTCCTAAGAGGTAGTGATTATTAGTTACAGCCCTCTCGGCTAACGAGCACAGCAACCCCGCCCCTTCTCCGGGGCGACCACATCTGGGGGGTTAGTGCTTAAAAATCAAACTTCAATGCTTGCGATCACGGAACTGATAAAACCAAGCGGTCAGCTCGTCCAACGCCGGCGTCACCAACGGCTGCAAAACAGGCTCCGTAGCACCAGCCGAACGCACCGACAAAACGCCAGCACCCTCATAAACCGGATTACTGGTAAACGCAAGGTGATCCATGAACGCACGCCGAATACGGCGCGTCTTAGACCTACGGTCCAACTCCTGATCCGAACCCCGCACCGCAAAACCAACCGACGCCGACAAGCAATCCTCATCCGCCAGGGCCAACGTTTCATCACCCAACGGCGTCTTCGCAATCCTGACAGCAGCTACGAGACCCTCTTGGCGAGAAGGGTAAAAGTTGGCTACCTTCCCGACAGTATGCAGCCGGTCATGTTCACGATTCGCCCGAACCCTGCCAGCGCGCTTCTCAATCCCATCAAACGCGCCACGCATAAACATTTCCTGCCACATCTCGCCGCGATACTCCACCGCAGCCGACTCCTCATACGGAACCGCAATCACATCAATCAAACGCTGATCCCAGTTCACGCCAGCAACACTTGAGGAACGCAACTCCACTGGTGCCTGTGGTGCTTCCTCGGCAGCTGGGGACGGGTTCTCGGCATCAGTCACGACGCCCCCCCAGTCAACGCATCCGCAGCCACCAAATCATCCTCAGAAGGTGCCGCGCCAGAGTCCACAAAGCGTTCCATCACCCGGATCTCCTCACGCGACAACACACCCATAGCAAACAGCTTCTCGTACGACTCGACACGATCCTTCAACGGCGGACGCACATACTCATCACGATTCAACTCAACAGACTGCCCACGAGGCAACGCCCAATTCGACAAAGCAGTCATCACATGCGTCGCAGTCGGCTTCACAAACCGGCGATCATGAAAATCAAACAAGGTAGCCGCATTGCTGTACGTCATCGGATCACCCGTAGCCAACCCCAACAGAAACGCCGGCACACCCAAAAGGTTCGCAATCCTAGATTCGGTGTACTGCGCAATCTCCAACAACGCCATCTTCTGCGGGTCCAGCTGCAACGGGTTCGCCTTAATCCCCGAAGACAGGACGGCAGGCTTCCACGCCTGCCCAAAATCCTGCATCCGGGACTTCCACCAACGTTCCTTCAACTCGTCGGCCTGATCAGGGTCCAACTGCTGATCGGTCTCCAGAACAAACCGCGGAATCCCGCCACCCTGCGCTATCTCAGACGCATACTTCGCCAACACCGCAGCCGCCACCGTGCGCGCACCAGCACACTCCAAAGGGCCGATCCCACGGGCCCCATCAGACGTCGACTTGTAGCGGATGTGCAGAATGTCCTCAGTCACATCCAACTTGCCGATGCTGTAAACCCGGCGGCCAGCATCCATCTCCACATTCATCAGCCACGGCGGCACCACCCGAAACCGGAACGGATACCCATCCGCGCCATCAGCCAGCCGATAGATGAACGCCTCACCCATCTGGTAATCCCAGAACAGCTGCCGCGCGAACTCCGGCCAACCACTGTAAATATCGGGGTCCGGGTTAATCATCCACGACCTAGGCGCCATCACCGCGCCACTACGGACCCGATAAACCGGCATCGCCGACAACACGCTCGAGTTCAAATCCAGGGCAGCCCACGCCGTATCCACCAACTGATCAAACTTCGGCCCAACCTGCGACCACTGCGGCGACGACCAAGACGCAGGCCACCCATCCCAAGGCGACGGCACAACAACCGCCCGCAAATTCAACGCCGCAACATCATCATCAACGATCTCGACGCCGTCAGGGTTGCCAGGACTATAGGTAGGTCCCACAGAATCAGGGGTGGATACGGTGCTGTTCGGGCGCGCCCCGTTACCGTTCCACCAATCTCTCCAGAACCCCACCGTCACACCACCTCAGAAAATCATCGGGGTTGCAACGAAACTAGACTCCAACAACCACAAAGAAACCGCCGCACCCTCAATAGGCGTCAAATCGCTAGTGGCCTTCCGCCACCCCAACGACCACAAACCCTCACCAACATCACGCTTAGTTGCCCCCAGCAAAGCCCACTCAAACGCCCCAGCGCCCGAATGCGTCACCTCACGGGCAATAAGACGCTTCTGCAAATGAGCGTAAGCCTTACCCAACTCAGTCGTATTAAGAAGCTCCGGCTCAACACCAGCCTTGATCATGTCAGGCAACAAAACCGCAGCAGCACCCGTAGCCATCATCACAAACCGGCAGCGCGGATGCTTCTGCTTCAACTCCACCATCCGCGGCACAAGCCACTCAAAACCCTGCCGATGATCCGCCAACTCAACATGCGCCAACTTCTTACCCACCATCGCCGCAGCCCCAATAGCCGCAGACAACTGAGAAGGCGCCACAGACACCCCGAAAACAGGCGCAGCAGACGGCGCCTGTGCCCGAGCCTTCTTAGCCCCCTGCCACATATCCAACGTGATAGGGAGAGGCTCAAGGGTTGGCACCCGCTGACACAAAACCTCAGTGCGGAACACAGCCTCAGCATCAGTCGCATGATCCGACGCGATCACATCTTCCGTAATCGTGTAACCAAGCGCCGGATTCGCCAACGGCCAAACCGAACGATCATCAGTGTCACAACCAGCCGGGGCCGACCACTCAAAAATGCCTAGAGAAGGATCAGAGCCCTCGATCGCCTTCTCCTGCAAATGATTCAACACAACAGACGAATCATCGCCCATGTTGCTGATAGCCCAACGCTGACCACGAGGCCGCGCATTCGTCGTCTTCGACGACGCGCTCCAGGCATCCCACGTCTTATGCTCACGAATCTCATCCAAAATCAACAGATCCACAGACAGGGACCGGCCACCAGTCCTCGTGGCAGTCGCGATGCCGTAGAACGCGCCATCCTTCGTCTCAAGCGACTCACGGCCATTCGTCCGAGTCTCCGGCCACTTAAACTCTTCAAAAATGGCAGGCGAACCCTTAGCCATCGACACAGTCGTCAACCAAGACTTACGGGCATAATCCAAGTTCGTAGACTTGCCCATGATCACGCGGGCAC